GCCGCAAAAAGCACACTAGACTTTATAGAGAAGTATTGCTTTGATTCGGACGGGCTATGTAAACGACGGTCGAATACTCGAAATGAATCGAGCCGATCACGTGGAGAATATAAAGAAACTCTATGATCGAATCCGGTTGGCTAGCGAGATGATAGACGAATCTATCCGTTCCGGTCTGGACTTGCTTGATTGTGTCGATAAGGCAAAAGAGGTTTTAAAATTAAAGATGCAGATCGAGGCGTTAAAGCCGGAAGCGAAAAACAGTGTTCCGGTTAAAAATCAGATTTATAAGATACGGAAGGAATTAAAGAAACTGACGAAGAAAGTACCGTCACAACACTAACACAACACGATTAATCACATTTTTATAAACACTTTAATAAACACAAAATTATGCACACTTGGTTTTTATGTAAAATCCGTTACGAGAAAGTAATGGAAAACGGAATGCAAAAGAAGGTAACCGAACCGTATTTGGTCGATGCGCTAAGTTTTACCGAAGCAGAAGCACGAATAATCGAAGAAGTAACGCCGTTTATCTCCGGTGAGTTCACAGTGTCCGACATTTCCCGCGCACATTATAGCGAGATATTTACGAGCGAAGAGGATTCCGCCGATAAATGGTTTGCTGGGCGACTCGCTTTCATTACGCTTGATGAGAAAAGCAGCAAGGAGAAACGGACTTATACAAACGTACTCATACAGGCGGCGGACATTCACGACGCAATGAAGAAACTCGACGAAGGTATGAAAGGAACGATGGCGGATTATTCTTCGATTCTTCTCAAAGAAACGGCGATTGTAGACGTTTATCCGTATGAAGCTAAAAAATAAATACTTTACCAAATAATATTACTAACCAATAATGCCGCCGAAAAGGACGGTGTGAGGTGAAAGCCCTCGTATTTAAGTTTAATGTTCTACGTCTAATCAGCGTAGTGAATATCTGGTTAGACGACAAATAATTTTAAATATATGGCAAAGTATAACAATGTAAAAATAGACGGATACGACTCTAAAAAGGAATATCGACGCGCTAAGGAGTTGAAACTACTCGAAAAGAAGGGGATTATAACCGGATTGCAAGAGCAAGTAAAATACGAGCTTATTTCGCCTCAATATCGTTTCTATGAAGTACAGGGAGTGCGGAAGATACTACGTAAAAAGAAGCTGATCGAACGAGGAGTTTACTACATCGCGGATTTCGTTTATTATCGGGATGGTGAGTATATCGTCGAAGATACTAAAGGTGTTCGGACAAAGGAGTATATAATCAAACGTAAGCTCATGCTTTACGTTCATGGAATTAAAATAAAGGAGGTATAAGAATGGTGAAGAAAACAGTACAGAAACCAGTAAAACACGATTGCCGAACGTGTCGCAACGGAGGAAGAGAGAATAATTTTATTTGCTATTGTTCCGTCCTGAAAGTGGGGCGGGCGATCGGGATAAGGATTTGTAGTTATTATGTTGCTCGATAGACTTTATAAGTGTGATGAATATAGACGGATATACGCTAACTGAAAAGATGCGAAAAGCGCGACGACGTTTCAGATTTACCGCCACCGAGCAAGCCCTTTTTTACGAATTAGTGGCTATTTGTAACGGCGAAGATTGGAGGGACGTTTTCGATTGCTCGAACATTGAACTTTGTTTTGCGCTTAACGTGAATGAGAAAACACTAATAAAAGCCCGTGAGTCTTTAATAAATGCAGGATTGATTTATTATAAATCTGGTAAGAACAAACGTATTATAAGCTCTTATTCTTTCGTGAAGGAATTTAAAACCACTGTAACTACTACTGTAAATTTTATAGCCAATGATACAGCCAATAAGGGAGTTAATCGAACAGCCAATGATACAGTAGATAAGGGAGTCAATGATACGGGGGATAGTACAGACTATAATAAACTAAAACAGAAACCAAACAGAAATATACTCTCTAAAGTCTCTCATGGAGATTTTGATTTTATATCTGACGAGTTTTTAGAAGCGTTTTCGCTTTGGCTTGAATACAAGAAAGACAGGCGTGAAAATTACAAATCGGAAAAGTCACTAAAAGCGTGTTATAACAAACTGGTAAAATTGAGCAAGAATGATCCGGTGATTGCGGGGCAAATCGTAAATGAATCGATTGCTAATAATTGGTCGGGGTTATTCGAACTAAAAAACGATAAATGCGAATATGGAAACAAGAAGCAAACAGACTCTACCGATAGCGACAATACTATCATACGGACTACCGTACTATGACGAGCCGATAGAAGTAGAGAAGCGTCCGGAATGGTTTAAAGCGTGCTGCAAATACGTTTGCCCCGGTTTTAAGATTGACGATTCGAATAGAAACATAATGAATCAATTGTTTTTGTATACCGAAGGACGATCCGAGAAGCTAGATTCAAATAAAGGGTTATTGTTACGAGGTGACATCGGTACAGGAAAAAGCACTATCATGCAGATTCTAAACCGATATAGTTATTTCACACGCGGCAAAACAAAGGGCGGCTATCCGATCGGTGGCTTTAGGATTGATTCGGCTTCCTGTATTGCAAACGGTTTTTCGATGCGCGGAAAGGATGCACTAGAATTGTATACTTACAACAACGGTACTCCGCGAATGATCTGTTTTGATGAACTAGGACGCGAGCCAATCCCTGCAAAGTATTTCGGTACTGAACTAAACGTGATGCAGTATATTTTCCAATGTCGGTACGAGTTGAGACATGAGGCAATAACTCATGTTACAACGAACTTAACGATTAAGGAAATACAGCGTATTTACGGTGCGTATATCGCGGATCGAATAAATGAAATGTTTAACGTCTTGGACTTGAACGGAGCTAGTAGAAGATAATTAATACAACGAAACCATGCGAAGCAGAAAAAAGAAACTTGTGTACTTTAAAAAGATTCCGGTTCGCGTCGATCTGGAACAATGGCAAAGGCTCGATAAAATTCGCGCTGACTACCATTTCAAAAGCACATACGAGATTATGCAGTACATTTTAGGCTGCTTTCTCCGGGTTGCCGATCCGATGCCAGGCGATGATGATGAAGAAGTATTACCGGACGAAATCAAAGAAATGTTCTACGATCTATCACAGGCGGAACGACATTTCGAGTATGTAAAACCAAAACGAAAACTACCACAACACAAGGTAGACGAAATGAACGGACAAAAACGATTAGAAGGATTTTAATATGGTTAAAAAACTATCAAACACAAATTATTTGCACGACATATCAGCAGATCCCGTCGCGACAAATGAACGGAATCGGAAGTATATCGACCGATTTGTTTCAGAGAATTATAACGGCTTAGTTGCCAAGTTTTCACCCTTAGACGGTACGATAAATTCAAGCGCTTTCGGAGCACTCGACAAATTAAACTCTACGATTATCTCGCTCTATACTGATCCGAATTTGCACTTTACGGATTGGGAGCAGGCGAAACAATATCTATCGAACAAGTTTACAGAAAAGGCGATTCGCGTTCCGGTGAAAAAGCCTGTAAAGAGTGAAGTAGTAGAGAACGAGGACGAATTTATTAATGATTAATATTATCACTCCAATGAAAGACGTAGAACTATTTAATGACCATTTCCAGAACTATAAAACCTACGGTATTCCGAAAGCACAACTAATCATTGCGGATATTCCCTACAACATCGGGAAGAACGCATACGGCTCTAATCCATCTTGGTATATCGACGGAGACAATTCTAACGGAGAAAGCGAACTGGCAGGAAAAGAGTTTTTCGATACCGATAAGGATTTTCGCATTACTGAATTTCTTCACTTTTGTAGTAAGATGCTCGTTAAGGAGCCGAAAGAAAAAGGAAAATCGCCCTGTATGATTGTTTTTTGTGAGTTTCAGCAACAATTCGAACTTATCCAGAAAGCGAAGGAATACGGACTGAACAATTATATCAATCTGGTATTTAGAAAGAATTTTTCGGCACAAGTTTTAAAGGCTAACATGAAGGTCGTTGGTAATTGTGAATATGGTGTACTCTTATATCGGGACAAACTGCCAAAGTTCAATAATGGCGGTCGGATGGTATTTAATTGTTTCGATTATCCTAGAGACACAGATACACCGCGGATTCATCCGACACAGAAATCAGTTCCGTTGCTTGAGCGGTTGATCGAACTTTTCACCGATGCGGGTGATGTTGTAATAGACCCATGCGCCGGAAGTGGGACAACATTACTTGCAGCCGCTCAATGCGGGCGAAAGGCATACGGATTTGAGATAAAGAAGAAGTTCTATGCAGATGCGAATAAAATCATTTTGTCGCGGATGCAGCCTAGAATGTTTGTGTAATCAATTAGTGTAAAACAAGATAGAAAGGAAGGCTATGAATACGAAAGTAAAAACAAAAGAATTTGAGACCAGCGTCCGAAAATGGGCGTGGGAGCAAGCAATAATAATTAAAGAGAGAGAACTAAATCTGTCTCCTACTTTTTGCGAAATATTGAGTGTTGCAAATGAATTGGCAAACTTTGTTCTTGGGAATTCTCCGAAATCAAATTATTTATAGAACGAACGGATTCTAATACATGAAATGGCTTTTCTAGACCTTCTAAATAGACAAAAGAACCAATATTAGAATTTTCATCTTCTATAACATAGTCGATCTTATTTATATCAATAAGGTATTTTTTGAAAGACTTCTCACGAAATGATAGTTGAATAAATTTTTTCATAAATATAAGTTTTAAATGTGACATAACAAAATTAATAATAATCTGGGTACGTTCTCCATTTTTGACGGTAAAGTTTTAAATGTGACAATTTATACTTCTTTTCGGAGGCGTGCCCTTTTATCAAATCCAAGAAAGATATGAATACATATAGATACGAAAACAGACCTTATGATATTCCCTATAGGGAACTGAAAATGGTAGATGAAGAAAAGTCTACTCCTTGGAAAACCGTCCCACCTTCTTGGAAAAATTCCTCTTCGAAAGGTGGACGTACTGCGAATCAAATCAAAAAAGACCGGAAGCGGAAGAAAATGAATAAAAGGAAATAATCATAACACAAAAAGAAATGAGCCAAACACAAAATCAATCAAAGTATTATTATTCCCCTCGTTTTCGTCACTTTAATATCTATCGTCGCGATCCAGACGGAGATACAAAGGTAGATGATGCGGCAACGCAGGAAGAGGCGAAACGGAAAGTCTACGAGTTAAACGGATGGAATTACAAACCTAAAAATAACACGGTAAAATGAGTAAAGTAAAACAGTACATCGAACAAGCCACAAACGAGCGCATCCGCTCGCGTGGCTTAATTCGAAAAGTCGCTATCGAAGCGGCTCGGATACAGAGAGACGAAACGAGGCGGCAAGCTATCGAAGTGTATAAACAAATGTGTCCGTCTAAGAACTGCAAAGGCTGTGCAAGCCGGATACATAAACAGGAAACACAATCGACCCGATGCGACGGGAATTGTGCACGGATTAGATTACTTATTAACGGATTAGATCGGATCGAAACGTTATGTATATAATCAGGCGTATTCAATGCAAATCGGGCGATGTGTCCGAGACGCATTTAGTTGAGATAGAAACGGACGACATCGAGGCAACACGAAAGGAGTTGCACGATTGTTATCAATGTGATAAGATTCTTTTTAATTATGACGAACAATGAGTAGAAACCCGCATTACATTAAGATGATTAACTCCAATCGTTGGAAGTTACTTCGAGCTAAGAAGCTACAAAGCAATCCGGTTTGTGAAGTGTGCGAAGCGAACAATCGCAGTACGCTTGCAACGGAAGTGCATCACACCGTCCCGGTTGAGTCCGTGTCGCACGAACTCGGAATGAGACAACTAATGTTTGATTATAACAATCTGCAAAGCCTCTGCCATTCGTGCCACTCTGATGCGCATCGACGTGCTTTCAGTCATTCGAAAGAGGCGATACAGGCGAATAATAAACGAGCTACGGAACGGTTTGTAGATCGGTTTTTAAAATGAATAAATAATTATAGGTTTATTCTGTTACAACATTATTGTTTTGTTCTTTTGAATATTATTTTTTTTGGTTATTTTTGTCGTAAATTATAAGTACCATGAAAGAAGACAAAACAAAAGAGCAAAGCGCTGTGGTGCAAGAAGCCATAGGTGAAAAAAAAACTATATGTGGAATTGTCATGCCCATATCAGGTATAGACGGTTGTGGCGAATCTCATTGGAAAGATGTAATGTCTATAATTAAAGAAAGTATTGATAATGCTGATTTTGAATCAAACTTAGTAAGTAATGCTGATGATATAGGGATAATTCAAAAAAGGATAATTCAAAATTTGTATGAGAATCCTATTGTTGTTTGTGATGTTAGTGGTAAAAATCCGAATGTTATGTTTGAATTAGGAATTAGATTAGCTTTTGATAAACCAACTATAATCATAAAAGACGATAAAACTAGTTACTCATTTGATACTTCTCCTATTGAACATTTAGAGTATCCGCGTGATTTGAGATATAATAGAATTGAAGATTTTAAATCTAAACTAACTGATAAAATAAAAAAGACATATGAGAAGTCTGTGTCTGATAGGCAGTATAGTACTTTTTTAAAGCATTTTGGTGAATTCAAAGTTGCTAAGCTAGAAACGAAAGTTGTTTCAAAAGAAGATTATATTTTAGATGAGTTACGGAATTTGCAGATATCTATTTCAAGGTTAGGTAAAGATGTGTATGTAGGTGAGAAAAGAAAGATTTATGGAACTATTTGTATTAGATCTAAGCAATCCGCTGATATTATAAATATAAATACTGATATAATAGTTAGAGCATTAGAAAAATATTTAGGTTATGTAGATGTTCAAATTACAGATCATAACCATATACATATTCCCATTGAAAATAGAGATGTGCCTATAGACTTTCTGTTGAAAAAAATAGGAAATATAATAGATCCAACGATTTATGAAATACGTTTTCTAAGACGATAGTCTAATATTAAATAATTTATGGTATAATCCGCCTCACCTCATTTAGAGGGGGCGGTTTTTTATTTCTTAACGCGATACACTAAACCCACCTCACCTCATATTTACACGCGCGAGTAATTTTTGAAACGAGGGGGGTGCGCGTTGGGGGTAAACTTTTTGCGCGCATCTTCCGAGCTACCAAATACTTGCGATCTTTTCCTATATGCAAAAAGCCTATAAAAATGTGTGATTTGGACGATATAAAAGAAAAGATTCGCGCCGCGATGGAGTCGCAGGGAACATATACGGAAGATTTAGACCTCTGTATAACTCTTTGTGCAGGTTCATATATGGCGTTTCAAATTGCACTAAACGATATTTCAAAGAAGCGTATGAAGTCATACGTGAAAGAAGTGTCCCGCGAAAATAATGATAAACTTACGGCACATCCTGCTTTCAAAGTTTTATTCGATGCGCTCGAAGCAACACGCAAACAATTACGCGAACTTGGCTTGACCTTTCAAACGCTTTCTGCATCTGACGACGACGAAGTAAACGACTTGATTAACGAAGTAAACAAAATAGACCGCGATGGAGAAGGAGACTAGAGATAAACTGATAGCATTAAAGCAGTCGGTTATCTCCGACTTGCATAACATCGACGTTGATTCGTATAAGCTAGATAGGGCAGACGAAAGACTAAATGTGTATATCAAAGGTTGTATTAACAATCCGGACGCACACAACTTTTACGAGTTGCTAGCCGTTCGCCGCTTCTTTGTTTTCCTCGATAAATACGAATTTCGGATCAAGGAAGTAAAGAAGTTCGTCATGTTCTACGAGCGTTTGAAATTTTCCGGCACAAAGGGAAAGACTAGATATAAGCTGACTCCGATACAGGTGTTTCAGTTCTCTAACATTCTCGCGTTTTACAAGCCTGGAACAAACAAACGTTTGATTCGTGAAGCTCTTCTATTCGTTCCACGTAAATTCAGTAAGACAACAAGTGTAGCGAGTCTTTCGATTAACGATTTGTTGTTCGGTGATGCGAACGCACAAACATACGTTGCTGCAAACTCATATAATCAGGCGAAAGTTTGTTTTGATGAAATACGTAATATTTTAAAGTCTCTCGATCCGAAGTTTAGACACTTCAAAATTAATCGAGAAATCATATATAACCGCATAAAGGGAAAAACCTCTTTTGCCCGTTGCCTTGCCTCTAATCCGGATAAATTAGACGGACTTAACGCAAGCATGGTAATAGTAGACGAGTATTCACAAGCCGATAGCGCTGCATTGAAGAACGTTTTAACGTCCTCAATGGGCGTACGGCTCAACCCTTTAACCGTAGTAATTACGACCGCATCCGATAAAGAGACGGCTCCATTCGTCGAAATGCTCAAAATGTATAAATCGATCCTACGAGGTGAGATTGAAAATGATTCCATATTTGCGCACATCTTTGAGCCGGACGTAGACGATGAGGAAGGCGATCCGGCAACGTGGCGTAAAGTGCAACCACATATGGGTATAACTGTTTATGAAGATTTCTATATCGATGCATACCAGAAGGCTTTATATAGCGCACCGGACGCGCTAGAGTTTCGGACAAAGTTACTTAATGTGTTTGCGGTTGATTCGACAACAAAATGGATTGAAGCAAAGCAGATCGAGGAACGGTTTAAGGATATTAAAATAGAGAATATAGGTACTTATCCGTTAACAATGGCGGCGGTCGATTTATCCGTTCGCGACGACTTTTCTACGGTTACTTATAATATCTATTCGAAAGAAAGCGGTTCTTTTCATTCACATACGGATTACTATTTTCCGGAAGGAGCTTTGAAAGATCATCCGAATCGGGAACTTTACGAAGGTTGGGCGAAAGCGGGCTATTTAATTCTGTGTGACGGTGATATTATCGACTATCAGCAAATAGTAAACGATATACTTGCACGTGCAAAGTATCTACAAATTATGGGAGTTGGCTATGATCCTTATAAATCGGCTGAATTTGTAAATCTTCTTACTTATTCCGTAGGCGGTGCGAGTGAATATATTAAGCCTGTTAAACAGACATACGGAACGTTTACAAGCCCTATTGAATCTTTTGAACTTGCTTTGTATCGGAGTAAGCTCACCTTTAGCCCTAATCCGATTACGCCGTACTGTTTTAGTAATGCGGTATTAGACGAAGATCGGAACATGAATAAGAAGCCAGTCAAAAAAACGCATAACGCGAAGATTGATTCGACTATAACAAACCTAATGACATTCTACTTATTTAATAACATGGAGCTATATGAAACTATCTTTTAATTTTGAATTGGGACGTTCAAAGACGCAAAAACGCGCCTTAAATGCAGAGACGAGCACAACGGATAAAGATGCGGCAATAAACTCCCGATTGCCATCATTGCCCGGTCAGCCAATAGATGTACATAACAGCAATCAAGCAATGAAACTTTCAGCCGCATATAGATGTACTTCTATTCTTTCGGGGACTATTGCGTCTTTACCGCTTATAATTAAACGGAAAAAAGATGGATATTTCTCACCAGACGAGAAAAACGATTTATATACAATATTAACCCGTATGCCTAACCGACGAATGAATAGTTTTGAAATGGTTAGGAATATGGTTGTTCAAATCGTAAATCAAGGAAACGCCTACATCGTTATCCGTCGGAAGTTCGGTAGTGTCAGCGAGCTTGTATTATGCGCAAATAATACAGTAACCTATGACAAATTGAATGATGTTTATATTATTTCTGATCCATATAACCGGATATATGGGCGTTTTGAATCCTACGAAATAATCCATCTTAAAAATAATAGTTTGGACGGGGGATATACAGGAGTAAGTACAATAATGTACGCTAGTCGTATCTTTTCCATAGCTGCTAGTGCAGATAATCAGAATTTACGAACCTTTCAGAATGGAAGTAAAATAAAGGGGCTTGTTTCCGGTGCAAAAGAGATAAATAAAGGGTTGCCCGGTGCAGGTATGACGGATATTCAACTTTCTACGGTTGGGGATCGTATAGAGGAACAACTAAACACAGGAAGAGACATTATTTCAGTTCCCGGCGATGTTGGATTTCATCAACTTTCTATAAATCCGGTTGATGCGCAGTTATTGGAAACAAAGAAATTCAGTATTCTTGATATATGTAGATTTTACGGAGTTCACCCGGATAAAGTATTTGCCGGACAATCTACTAATTACAAAGCTTCTGAAATGAGCAATGTTTCTTTTTTAACTGATACACTGCAACCAATATTGAAACAAATCGAGGCTGAATTTAATTACAAGCTGATTCCTAATTCAGTCGCTCACTTATATAGTATTTCATTTGATTTGTCATGCTTATATCAAACCGATTTAACGACACAAGCAAGCTATTATAAAGCTTTGGAAGAAATGGGAGCTCATTCCCCGAATGATACTCGTAGGGCTTTAGGAAAACCGCCCGTTGAAGGAGGCGACAAAGTGTTTATCTCCTGCAACGTTCAACCAATCGAGGCGGCTAGTCAAAAAGTAGAGCTACCCAAAAACGAAGAAACAAACATATAGTAAAATGATATTTGCAAAATATGGAAATACGAAGTTATACAGAGCTAGGTGCTCCTAAAGTTGGAGATGGAAGAATAATCGAAGGTTATGCGGTTGTATTCGGACAAGAAAGCCGTGTATTGTACGACAGGGAAAAACAACGCGCTTTTGTTGAGGTGATCGAAAAGGGAGCTATAACGGAAGAGTTATTGCGTAGTTGTGATGTTAAAGCTCTGTTAGATCATAATAAACAGAGATTGTTAGCTCGTTCTAATCGTGGTGCGGGAACTTTGTCGCTTGAACTTGACGACTACGGATTAAAATACAGGTTTGAGGCTCCTAGTACTCCCGATGGAGATTTCGCCGTAGAAATGATTAAACGCGGTGATATTTTCGGTTCGTCTTTTGCGTATGCTTTAAATGAAAAGGATAAAACAAAAGTTTCCTATTCAATGAAAGACGGGTTGTTGCTTCGTACTGTACACATGATTGATCGGATTTCCGATATATCTCCCGTTGTTGATCCTGCTTTTTATGGTACAGACGTAACGGTACGGAGTATGGATGATACGATAGCGGAGTTGTCCGGCGAGAATAAAGACTATCTAAATGAAATTAATAATTTACGCAAATCAATTTAAAACATGAGAAAAGAATTTGAAACTATTGCTCAATACAAAGAGCAGATGCGCGCTATGTTGGATAAAGCAGAAGCGGAAAAAAGAGCACTCGACGCAAGCGAGAAAGAGCAGTTCGAGCAGTTAAAAACAAAGAAAGAACTTTTGGAAATGAAAGTCGAACGCCGTGCGCTTGAAGATATTAACGCGGGACTGGTATCAGACCGTCGCATGTTGTTTTCACAGGCTGTTTTTGACGTCGTTAATCATCGCTCTTTGGAAGAATACAACGGAGTAGTATCGGAAGGCGGTATTAAAGTTGTAGAACGTGCGGTGACTGTTACAGATACAACCGATGCGGCTAGCATGGTTCCTGTTACAATCGGTGAAATCATTGAACCATTAGAAAAAGGCTTGATTATTGATAAACTGGGTATCAAGATGCAAAGCGGGCTTGTAGGTGACCTTGTTTTCCCAACATTGGCGGCTGTTGAAGCAACAATTCAGGGTGAAAACGTTGCGGTTACCGATACCGAATTGAATATCGACAAAATCAAGGCTTCACCCAAACGTGTATCTATTTCTATCCCGGTGTCTAAGCGTGCGATCAACCAAACGAACTACTCTTTGCAGGACGTTGTTTTGAAGCAAATTTCGCTTGGCGTCGCTCGCACTTTGAATAAATGGATGTTTTCGGGAACTGCATTGTCTGGCGCAAGCAACGGGGTGTTTGTAAAGACAAAACCAGATGTTGAATATACAAACGCGTTGACATTTGCGGATATTGTTTCGCTTGAATCTACCGTAATGGATGCGGGCGTAGATGTAACCGACGGTACAGCTGCCTATGTTTGCACTCCAAAGGTGTATGGTGCTTTGAAATCCACTCCCAAAGCGGCGGGAGCTGCTGAAATGATCTGCCAAAATGGTATGGTGAACGGTTATCCGGTTCTTGTTACTAACTACATGGACGCCGATTCTATCGGATTCGGTGTATTCTCCAACGCTGCTATCGGTCAGTTCGGCGATATGGATTTAGTTATAGACCCGTACACCGGAGCGAAAAGTAATGTCGTAAACTTTGTATTGAATACTGATTATGATATTGTTGTAGCTCGCCCGGAAGCCTTTGCCATCGCAAAGAAGAAGGCTTCTGCTTAATCCTATAACCTATCATTCACTAAAGGGCTGGGGCTTCGGCTCTAGCCCTTTCTAATTTATACAATATGGCACAATACGTAACACTCGAGGAACTCAAACAGCATTTAAACATTGACTTCGACACGGACGACGCGTATATAACTGGGCTTATCGAACCCGTTCAACTTCTTATCGAATCGTATCTAAATAATCCGCTAGATACCTACGTTAAGGACGCAAAAATAGATCGGCGTATCTGGCACGCGATCCGCATCCTTATAGCGAATTACTACGCAAACCGTGAATCGGTAACATTTGCCACTCCGCAAGTTATTCCGGGGCACATAGAACTATTACTGCAACCTTTAAAACGATATACGTAATGCAAGCAGGATTATTAAACGAAATGATCGCTTTTTACCGTAGCGAGTCAAAGCGCGATAGTCTGGGCGGCACGTCTGAAAGTTGGGTGAAAGTATTCGATAAACGCGCATACATTCGCTTTAAGTCTGGCGCACGCAAAGAAGCGAACGGCGAGATATACAATACGACCGTTAATACAATAATGATTCGCATCTGCAAAGAGATTAACGCTAAAATGCGAATCGAGTACGACGGGCAGAAATACAAGATTCTATCTATTAACCACGACCGGAAGCAACAAGCAACGGTTATATAAGCGGAGGTAATCAATGAGTAACGACAATTACACCGGGCGCAACTTGTATCGCGTCGAAGTGGATGCAACGCGAGTAAACGAACTACTTAAACGGTTGAACGATAAAGAAGCAAAGAAGGCAATTTCCTCCGCTCTTAGAAAGTCGATTCTTATCATTCGTAAACAGGCGCAGGAAAATTTAGTCTATGCTGTTAATGGCGCTGAATTTGGGAGTACTAAGAATGGCGTGTCTTTCAAACCGCTAAAGAATGAAATAAAAATAGCGGTCTATCGCAATGCTTCCGGTGCACGGGTTAGCCTGATTGATAAACGCAAAAAGGGATCACGCGCTTTTATGCTTCCTTTTTTTGAATCTGGAACAATAGAACGAACAGCATACGAAAAAAGCGCTACCCATAAACCCGCAAACAGAGGTAGTATAAAGGCTTCTCGCTTCTTTTCTAATGCGGTCAAATCGAAGCAGAAAGAAGCGGAGAACTCACTAGAGAAAAATATTATTGATTCAATAACGAAAATAGCGAATAAAAAGAAATGAGTTTATCAATAGGCGCACACGTATATAAGAAGTTAAGCGACTCTACGGAGTTGGCGAAGTTGATTTCTGATAAGATATATGCTATCTCAACCAAAACGGAAATATCTTTTCCGTTCGTAATTTACAGGCGTAATTCTTTGGTTCCTGAATATACAAAAGATAGATACGGTACGGGCGATACCGTTTCGGTTGAGGTTGCCGTAGCTAGTGATAACTACTTGAATTCTGTCACTATCGCCGAAGAAGTGCGTAAGGCGCTCGAAAACAAGCGCGGGCAATATGACAACTTCAATGTAATAGACGCTAAATTAATTAGTGCGAATGAGGCTTTTATAGAAGATACTTTTATTCAAAGCCTCGTATTCTCATTTAAAACGGAATAATAACTAAAACACGATAAAATTATGAGTAAAGCAAAATCAGTGTTAGGAAAAGACCTAATGTTATTCATCGACGGTAAAGCCATCGCACTTGCCACATCTTGCAAATTGGGGCTTTCGGCTGAAACAATCGACACACAAAGTAAAGATTCGGGTATCTGGACGGAAAAGGACATTAAAAAACTTTCTTGGAACGCTTCCAGTGAAAATGTATTTAGCGCGGATGCAGATGCGAACAGCTACGATAAACTATTCGCTTTGTTCTTGGCGCATAAACCTGTTGTTCTGAAATTTGGCGTTGTTGGCAATCCTGACGTAAACGAAATGCCCGCCGCCGGATGGACACTAGCGGAAGGTGCATATACAGGTAGTGCGGTTATCACTTCGCTAGAAGCAAATGCGCCGGATGGAGACAAAGCAACACTATCAATCAGTTTCGAAGGAACCGGATCGCTTGCAAAGGAAGCAGTTAGTAAATAACTTACGGGCGGTGTTTTGCCGCCCTCTAAACGACTTATTCAATGAAAACAATATCACTTAATGGAAAAGATTTTTCTTTGAAATATACGCTCCGTGCGTTCTTTGTATTCGAAACTATATCCGGCTATCCGTTCCAGTTTGGAAAGATGTTAGACGAGTTTCTTTTGTTTTATTCGTTTCTGCTTGCCTCTAATCAGGAATTGTTCAAAATGGAATTTGAGGAATTTATCGAATTATGCGAAAATGACTTGACGCTATTCGAACAATTCAAAGAGTTTATTTTGGATGAAATCAAACTACGTTCGCAATCGGCAGGAAATGACGTAAAAAAAAAGAAGGTGACGACGCGGAAACGAAAGCCGTAAGTATACGCGAACTTTATTCGCGCGTTGTCGGTGAGGGCGGGATCGCTCCCGATTACTTCCTCGATAAAATGGACTTTATCGAGGTTGAATCGTTTATAGACGGATTGAATCGACGCAATCGGGAAGCGTGGGAACAAACTAGATTGTTAGGTTTCATTATAGCGCAATCTAATAGCACAAAGACGCTAAAGCAAACCGATATACTTCGGTTCCCGTGGGATGAAGAAGAAAAGAAAGATACGAGCGTAACGGACGAAGAGATGCAACGATTACGAGCTAAAGCAAAAGAAGTAGAATCACAATTAAACACGCATAAAGATGTCTGATATAGTAACAAGATTATTGCTTAAAACGAATGACTTTGACGCAAATCTAAATAAGTCGAAGAAGAATGTAAACGGGTTTCAAAGCGACATTTCTAAAATGTCCGGCGTTGCAGTATCGGGAGTTATGAAGTTCGCCGGGGTTCTTGGTATTGCTGTAACTGCCTCGGAAGGTTTCAATAAAGTAATGAATAGCAGTCAGACGCTAGGAGATGAATATGCCCGTACTATGGACGGCTTAAAAGGTGGCGTAGACCAATTTTTCTACTCTATCGGTAGTGGAGACTGGACGCCGTTCATGAACGGGTTAACCGAAACGATACGTCTAGCACGCGAAGCATACAACGCGATGGATCAATTAGGAAATACAAAAATGTCATTCTCTTATTTTGATGCAAAGAATCAAGCAACCATACAAGAACAAATAACTATTTTAAAAGATAAGGATTCAACGGAAGAGCAAAAGAAAGCAGCTAGGGAGCTATTAGACAAGACGCTGAAAGACCAAGAGGAGATCGTAGGACAATATAAACAAAGAAGTCAAAACGCATTACAAGCAATGGTAAAGGCGGCAATAGGACTTGACGGCGTAGATGTTTCGGCAATAGATATAGATAAAGTGTTGAGATTAGATGTATCTTCGGTAGGCGATGAACAAAAGGCACAATTAGCGAAACAGTATAAAGACTTCGTAGATGAATACGATCGTTTGAAAGCCAAATTTACAACTTACGAAACGGTGGGTTCTGGAATGAATGTGCACACGGTTACAACAACAGATACAAATGCATTGAGTAAGGCAATAAGCCCGATGTTAGCGAAGTATCAGGATGCAATACAATATAACGCAATTTTAGTAAAGAAGAGTGATGAATGGTTGCAGAATTTAATAAACGTTGCAACGGCGGCAGAGGCGGCGGGACGGAATTTATCTAGTATGACGAAAGCGGCGAACCGTGCTTCACAGTCAGGAATAGGCGGGAAAACGCCAAAGGAAGAACCGAAAGAGGGCTCTATCGCTTGGTATGACACGCAAATCGCAGAGCAAAATAAAAAACTTATTGCTGAAACCGACATGCATGCGCGTTCTGCCATTCAAGCAACAATAAATGAGCTCGAATCAAAGAGGATAAATTTAAAGTTTGTTGTAGAGCAAGAAACGTTTAAAATCGCTCACGGCGAGATGAAAGACGATGCTTTATCCGTACCTATTGCACCGATTTACGATAAGGTTCCGACACATGGGAAGGGAGAAAAAAACTTTAAGTTACCTAAATTCGAGTCTCCCATTAAGAAAAAAGATGTAAAACTAAACGAGCAATATGCAGAGTCATTAGGATATATCGGAAATGCCTTTGGTACTATGGGACAAATGGCTGCACAGTTTAATAACGACGGTATGGCATTTGCTTTAAATTCTATCGGTTCTATCGCTCAAATGATTGTGCAACTGCAAGGGCTTGCAACCGCTAACGGCGTGGCTAGTGCCATGTCGTTACCTTTCCCCGCCAATCTTGCCGCAATAGCCACAGTTGTAGGAACAGTTACGGGTATCTTTGCCAGCCTTCCCAAATTTGCAACGGGTGGTATCGTTCCGGGCACATCGTTTACGGGTGATAAAGTTCCGGCTTTACTCAATTCGGGTGAGATGGTTCTAAACGGATCACAACAAAGTAATTTATTTCAAATGCTTAATAGCGGTTTATACGGTTCCTTATCACAAAAGATCGCACCATCAATAGAAAATCAAGGCGTTCGCTTGTACAGTGATGTCGAAATAAGAGGGGATCGCATATTTTTAGCATTACACAACCACATAAAGAAAACAGGTAAAAAACTATGGTAAATTACAGAACTATCTATACGCTTCCTTTCAAATCCAGAAAGGAAGTATCTTATTTGATTGAGATACAAAAAGAGAATTATGAAGGAAAAAGTACTGAATTGGTTGGCAGTGGTAACTCTCCTTTTTCCGTGACAATCGAGGATGAGGATTTTTTATATACGCCAACTCGCTTTTCTTCTGCTTCAATCCGTATTGTTGGAGGTGACTATTTGCAAAATTTGTATTCGACTGGATATCAACAATACAAAGTATTATGTAAGCGAGGTAACGATGTTATTTGGACGGGCTTTATAAATCCAGAGTTATACACGCAGGATTACACATCTACAAAATTCGAGCTTGAAATAGAATGTAGCTCCGCTATGAGCACTCTCGAATATGTTAACTACAAACAAAAGAACGCTGAACAACGAACTTTTATTAGTTTTTGGGAACTGTTTAGAATGTTCATTGAGCAGTCTCGCGGGTATTATTCGTCTATATTTATTCCTCATGTGTATGCTAAAAACGAACATGATTATAATAACGATCTAAACGTATTTGAAGAAATGACGATAAGTGAACAAAACTTCTTCGACGAGGATAACAAGGCTATGACTCTAAAAGAAATATTAGAAGAAGTTTGTAAGTTCCTAAATTGGACTTGCGTCGATTGGAGAGGTGAACTGTATTTCATTGACATAGATCATAAAAGCGTTTATTATAAATATGATTGCAATCTGAATACATATTCTAAAACTACATCTATTGCATTGAATGTTTCTGATATTGGTTTTGCGGGATCGGAACACTTTTTAGATATTTTACCGGGATATAATAAAGTAACTGTAAAATGTAGTAATTATCCTATTGAGGAAATCAAGATAACCGAAGATTTTGATAAGCTGAAATTATTATCAAATATCGGAGAAGTATCTACTAATCTGGATAACGGTAATACAAGACATACACAGAGGGAGGTTTTATATCCTAATATTTTAACGATGCACCAATTTACCTATAAAAATGGTGTTTTGTCTCCTGTTACAGACTTGTCTATTTATAAAAACAAGAGTAATGCCAACGAATTACTAGGGGCGATCCCATTAAGATATGCCTCTTATGAGTCTGGGCTAAAGACACCAACTACGCAATCATACAACTATGAGTGTGCAATACAAGTCCGGCAACGTTGTGGAACAAAATACGATCCTATTAACGACGTAACTTCCAATTCGGTATTTAATGATTCAATTGTAGTTATCGGTGCAAAGAAAGACGCTTTATTTTTAGGGAAGGGGGGTGCTCTTTCTCTCAATATGAGTATTAAGGTTTTGCAAAAGGATAAATATGATTCTCCTTTTGGTGGCGGTTTGGTTCCTTCCGAGGATGGTATTACATATTCAAAAGATATAATTAAGGTAAGAATAAGAATCGGCGATAAATATGTTTCTAAAGATAATTATGGGCGGTTTACGTGGAGTGATACCCCATCTACTATGTCTATGAATCTGGATCAATCTAGAGTCGAAAATGCAGATGGTAAAATGGGAACAGGTTTTGTTCCATTGTATAAAACGTATGGAGTACTCGGCAAATATTCTGATGTAGACGGGGTTGTAATAGATATTCCGACTAATTTATTTGGCACGCTTGAAATGTCTATATATGCTCCTACATTGACGGAAAGAGAGGGGCAAGTTCCGTACGGATATTTAATAAAAGATTTAAAACTAAGATATTGCCATTCGTTAGATATGGATGACGATAAAGACTCCGACCGGATTTACGAGAATGTTGTTAATGAAAACTTTATTAATGAATTAGACGAAATAGAGTTTAAGATTTCGAGTTATAACAACGATGGAGCGTGTTATAGTAAGGTCTTGTTATTGGATGAATATCTGAAAGATAACCTTTATTCATCTATTGAAAAGACTTTGATTCGCCCGGAAGAGCTTTTAATAAGAAGAATTATTAATCAATACGGAGCTACCAAAATAAAACTAACACAGGTATTATTAAATAGTGACTCTATAACTCCTATATCTGTTCTTTCGGATAACTACATGAAAGGGAAACATTTCATGATTGCAGGCGGAGAAATAGATTTCGCCAATGAACAATTTACCTGTAAGATGATAGAAGCATAATGACGATTCAAATAAAAAATAAAGCTATTCCATCATCACCCCGGTCAAAAAATTATCCGACTGGGGCGATTGTTAGTGTGTCGCCTGGCGGAGGTAGTGGAGTGACTTCCAACGGTGGCGGATCAAACGTCACTATTCTAGGAAAAGACGATTTGAGATCGGCGACAGATTTAAATGTTTTCTCATCTCTTCGCACGCTCGCGGAGATATTATCTATAATTGTAACGAAAGATGATACCGAAACGAAGCTAACAGATAGTAATGTTTTATCGTCACTCCGAGTAAGCACAGAACTTGATACAATCAAAGAAAAGGTTAAAGAGGCTATCGAATCTTTAAAAGACTTGTATCTATCCAAAACAGCGCCAGACGAAACACAATTTCTTATCAAGTTGCTAGGCGGTTTAACCGTTGATAACGGGCTAGATGTAACGAAGGGTATTTCTACGGATACGTTGACCGCAACGACAACAGCGACGCAAATACTAAACGTTTTTGATAAACTGATTGCAAAGTCGGCGGCTTTTTCAGACGATGTGACTGTATCGAAGAAAATGACAACACTAAATTTGCTCGTTCAGAAGGTTGCAGAGATACACGATTTAAGCGTATCTCATGTTGCAACTTTAATGGGTACAATAGTAAAGGACTATATCTCTTCCGAGTCTTTTGTCAGTGGTTTGGGCGGCGAAGGAATGAAGATATACAAAGCGGTCACAGGTGACTGGAATATGGAAATTGATAATCTTACAGTTCGAAAGATATTTTCCATATTTGAGTTGGTTGTTCAGAAGATAACTCATCAGGGCGGCATGGTAATCCGGTCTGCTGCGGGTGGTAAGCTGACTAAAGTAACTGATGGTGGTTCATATTGGAAATGTGAGCACGATAGTACGGATGATTTCATAAGGGATGATCAGATAATATGCCAGTCATTTACAGGAACTTCTACCAAACGTTATTGGCGTTTAGTTACTTCCGCCGGAGCAGGCTATTTTAATCTATCTAAAACTGACTGCGAGCAGGGAAGCGGAGCGCCCGAAGTAGGAGATGATGTCGCAGTATTAGGCAACAGAACGAACATAACCAGACAAAAAGCACAAATAGATTGTGCTGTTGGTGATTTTGCACCTTATCGGGATGATTACGACGGAATTAATTCCTATTCTCTTGTAGGTCGGTTGATTACACGTACCGGAAATCTTAACGGTATTAGTGATGCAGTATTTGGTGTATTGATTGGCTCTGGTTTGTATGGTACTAATGTTTATTTAAAAGGTACATTTGTACTTCATTCTGGAAAGAAAATAGAAGAAGTAATCGACGATGTTAAAAACGATCTAAATGGGAGAATAACCGATGTAGAGACGAACTTTGAAATTCGTGAAGGACAAATTTCTTCTAAGATTAAAGAAGTTAATATTGCTGTATCGAACGCGAAACAGAGCGAAACGAACGCTTCTAGTTCGGCTACATCCGCCGGAGTTTCTGCAAATAACGCGTCTAAAAGTGCCACGGATGCACAAGGAGCAGCGACTAATGCCGGGAAGATATTGGAGGAAGTAACATTAAAAGAAAGTTCTGTAACTCAAACAGCCGGAGAAATTTCTACAAAAGTAACCGAAGTTAATAAAAAGGTAACCGAGGCGAATATTGCCGCTACAAATGCGAAAAACTCCGCTACGTCTGCATCCGGTTCTGCTGGAACTGCATCCGGTAAAGCGGGTGAGGCTGCAAATTCGGCAGCTAATGCAAAACAATCTGCAGATAATGCGGCGAAAGTCCTCGAAGATGTGACTTTGAAAGAAAGCTCTATCGCCCAGACCGCCGGAAACATAACATTGCAGGTTACGGAAGTCACGAAGAAAGTAGTAGAAGCGAATATCGCCGCTACAACCGCTTCGACTAAGGCGGCAGAAGCATCTACAAGTGCTGGAACGGCTTCAACCAAAGCAGGGGAAGCATCTACCTCTGCGACAAATGCGAAAAAATCAGCAGATAGTGCAGCGGCAAAGTTCACTGCCATTTCCCAAAAAGAATCTAGTATCAATCAGACGGCAAGTAGTATCACATTACAAGTTAAAGAGGTGACAACTAAAGCTAATGAAGCTGCTAATTCTGCAACAACCGCTGCAACTAAAGCGGGCGAGGCTGCAAATTCGGCAACTAATGCGGCAAAAAGTGCTACAGACGCAAAGGCACTTCTCGATAATGTAGATGGCAAGTATGTAACCAAGACGGTATACGATTCAGGAATTAAGGTGCTAAGCGATAGTATTGCGCTAAAAGTGTCACAAGCGAGCTTTAATGTATTAGGTATACGGGTCAGTAGTGCGGAAAGTACAATATCGCAACATACAACCCAAATTTCATTAAAAGCCTCACAGACAGATTTGACAGCACTTGGAACTCGTGTTTCCTCTACCGAAGCTAAGATTACATCCGAAGCGATTAATTTAACAGTAAAGAGCCAAACTGAAACTATTGCAAACTCCGTTACATCTGCCTTGCAAAATCGAATTGTTGAAACTGGAATTGACATAACAAACAAGCGCATTACGGTGAAAGCAGATACTTTTCGTGTACAGGATACATTGGGGAATGCAATAGCGATATTTAAAACCAATACAGCCGGGAAGCCTATTCTTAAGGCTGAAAATATTGATGTCGATAATTTAACAGCAAAGAAATTAGACGGTGCTATTGGATCATTTAAAAAACTAACAGCAAATAATTCGAATGGAGAAGAAGCTGGATCAATAACCTTTGGAGATACAGCAAATACTAAGTCTTCTTTAAATATAGATTTTGCAACTACTTGGGTTGGCGGTGATTTATACCAACAAGGGTACAATTCTGTGGAAGGCCGATCTTGGCGGTTCTACGCATCTGATATTTGGTGTAGAGGAGAATTCGGGCATAGGGTAATGACTACGCTTAAATTTTCATCAAATATTGGGGGGAATTTTTACGCACATATCTATAATTATGGAACAGATTCCACTTATCATAAATATGCGCAATCAGGACAACCCATTGATTGCGTAACTTTATCCGGAACAGGGGATTATACACTTCGTATATGCGACTCTATAGCAAACAAAATGATCGTAGTTATCAATGATAGTGACTATACTAAACATGTAGTACATAATCATCCGAATAATTCTGTAATCAATATTCCTGGATGGAGCTTTAGGATATTTATAACAGCGGGTACGCCTACCCTGTCAAACACACAGCGTGTATGTAATTTATATTTAATGTGATTATGAAAATAGATTTTAGAAAAATTGAAGTAACAGACCTTGAAGGGAATAAAAGTACCTCCGATGTCAGCAAAGAGTTAGGTAATATAATCTACAATAACACTACCGACTTGGGCGAATTAGAATTTGCGCAAGAAGTTTATAAACATGGCGAAGTGGAAGTAGATTCAGTAAAGGCGGAAACTATACGCAAATACATGGAAGTAGGACGTTTTTTCGCCCGCATCAAAAAAGGTGTATTTGATCTATTAGACAGTATTGACAATGAAAAATAAAAAGATTATGGCAACAAAAATTTTGAGTGAAAAAACAAGAACTACACAAGTAGAAGCGATTGCAAAAGAGGGTGAATATGCATATCAGACAACATATTCGTACAATGAAAATGGCATAACTCGTTTGCAGTGTTGTATTATCCAAAAAGCGAAAACAGATTTAGGTGAACAGACTGTGCACGCTGGGTATATGACTTTAGAAGGTGATAGTAAGTCTATGAACTTTCCTACTGGTATTGACATAGTGCCGCATATTTCTATGTTTGAGAATATATTAAAGGAAGTAAATGAGGGATTGATTACCAGATAAAAGCTATCTAAAACGGACAAAATAAGCCTACGATAAAAGATATGGAAGAATGGATAAAAATAATTGGTGCGTTAGGTGGATTAGAGGCGATCCGATTTACTGTTACTTTTTTAGCAAATCGCAAAACGAACGCCAGAAAAGAAAAGGCTACGGCGGATTCTATGGAGCTTCAAAATTTACTTTCTATCATTGATAATCTAAACAAGCAGATTAAACGGTACGACGAGCGATTAAAACAACGAGACGAGAAAGTAGATACGATTTACCGGGAATGGAGAACCGCACAGGCAGAGGCGCAAAATTGGATGCGCAAATACTACGAGCTTGAATTAGCTTTAAAGGATGCAGAACACAACCGATGTGATAGATCAGATAGCGAATGTAATCGAAGAACGCCGCCGCGTAGACCAATAACTATTAATCAAAACAATAAAGAGACAACAAAATGAAATACTTCACTATTAAAGAGCTTTCGCACTCCGATACGGCGTTAGCGAAAGGAATTGATAATTTCCCAACAGCGGAAGCTATTAGTAATTTAACAAAGCTAGTAGTTAATGTACTCGATCCGTTACGCGAGAAATACGGTAAGCCGATCCGTGTTAGTTCTGGGTATCGTAGTGCAATTCTTAATCGTAGCGTTAACGGTGCGACATCTAGCCAACATAGACTAGGGGAAGCCGCCGATATTACGGTAGGAAACAAAGAAGAGAATCGGAAGCTATTCGAAATAATCAAAAGCGAATTGCCTTTCGATCAGTTAATCGACGAAAAGGATTTTTCTTGGGTACACGTGTCATTCAGAGAAGGACGTAATCGGAAACAAGTACTAAAGCTATGAAACGGCTAGTTTATATTATCATGCTGTTAATATTAGCGGCGTGTTTTATATCTTGCCGGACTCAATATATCCCGGTCGAATCCGTTCGTACTGAATACAAAACGCGCGATAGCATCCGGATTGATAGTATCTACCAGCGTGATAGTATTTATACGCTCGTAAA